TAGTCTGGCCTCCTCTGCCAAGCGGGCTTCCTCTGCTAGTCTGGCTTCTTCAACTAGTCTGGCCTCCTCTGCCAAGCGGGCTTCCTCTGCTAGCCTGGCTTCCTCTGCCAAGCGGGCTTCCTCTGCGGACTCAGATACAGTCTCGGTCTCTTCTTCAACAGCAGAAACGGTCTCTTCAGAAACAGTCTCTTCTTCAACAATTACCTCTACCTCAGTATCATCAACTTTGCTAGAATCCATTATATAAACCTAATATACATTTATTACTTCCTCAACAAACCCAGTATTTCTCGTGTTCAACATATTTGCGTCCAATTTCGATTAATTCTGACCCCGAGTCAAAATTGAGTATGTTGTATCCTTCCAAATGTTCTCCTCTCACAAAATACTTGTTGATTTCGCCTAAGGGTGAGGCTACGCAGTTCTGGTTCATGGTTATGAGAGGGTCATTATAATTACCCATCACTATGGCCGCTGTGCGGCCAAGCATTTCCCTCAAATTAGTTATCGGCGTATCATCCTCAATATATCCTTGGTACGGCGTAATATACGTAATATTCAAGTAATCTCCGGCACCTCTATGTTCCACTTGTAAAAGTTCATTACTCAGAGTTCCGCCATCGGCGTATTGTGTGCCTAAATACGAAATGGGTGGGAAAGCACCCGGAATGGCTGATGATGCCATGAGAACCGCGACCGGGTCAACAGCAGATTCGTATTCGAATATATCCAGATTGCCAGAATAGAGGTTGACGGTTCCAATCAAAGTATGAATGACTGGTTTATTCGACATCTTGGCAATGATTTTAGTGAGGGTATTATTGAGAGGCGCCGTATTCAATAGTGAAATACCCGTTGTTGGCATTATCTCATAGATATCGCGATTGCGAATCGATTTGTAAATGTTGGTTGCGACATCAACACCCACATTAATATCGGTATAATAAGAGAGGAATCCAGCATTGAGGGCACCAGCACTGATTCCTGTGTACAAATCTTGTGGTTCAAGACCTACCTCTATTAAATGATTGAGAATCCCGATTTCAACAGCGCCGAATGACCCGCCACCACTGAATGCGAGTTGGTTTAACGATGATGTTTGAGAAATAATTGTGCCAATGAAAAAAAGAAGGAGGAGAAGAGAGGCTGACATTATATAATGGAATGATGATTTATTATACAAATCCTAAAAAGCTACGACCAATCTTGCTTGTTGCGAACATTCCACATCCTGACGCGATTTGAAGATAGAAAATATTAGTTTTTTTAGTACAACATAATAAATATCCAGATAAACTAATAAAAAGCACGAAAAATGCCCAAAATAACATTGTAAATGTGTCCATTATATTATATATAAAAATATAATATTGTGGTTTTGATGAAACACATGTAAAAAGAGACGATGTATAGAAAAAACAACAATTGGTTAAGCGCGACGGTGCTTATATTCGGTTCTTTGGAAAAGCTAATGCGCCCGTACCAACACTTTCATAAAAAACGAAGGCGTTTGCCCAGTTTTTTATGAATGCTCAGTTTATTCTTTGTAGAGTTTAAATCCTTTTATTAGTATTTCGTATGTAAATCGCACACGTTCTTTGGGGAATTGTATTGTTTGCCAATGTTCTGGTGCCAATTGAGCGACATACGCATACATCTTTTGCCGACCCATTGCTCCACACCATTGGTCGAGGTCATCTTTGGTTATTATTGATTCCACGTTGAGTATGAACTTAACAGCTTCTTGGATTTTCATTTGGCTCATCTTTTAATTTGGGGTGGAGTAAATAACTAGTTTTGGTAAATAACGTTTATTAAATATAATAATACTATTGATAATATATAATCATTAAATTGTGGTTTAATGATTATATATTATGTTTTATGCCTCTAGAATATTTCATAAAAAAGATTTCAATTTTTTGGAGATAAACCAGAATGGTTTATCTCAAATAAACCCCTTACCTCCAAAATATAAATATTTTGTCGTTCAGCAATTTTTCAGATGCCCCCTTAGGGGGCATACAAAAAACCCCTTACCATAAAAACGTACCGTTTTTATGTTCAGCAATTTTTTGACGCGAACCTTATAGATTCACATCAAAATGGAAACGTAAGAAAAAACAAGGATATAGACAAGGCTGTATGTCTAATGTTGTGGTTCCTTGTTTTCCCTAAGGTCAATGGACCCTTAGTTTTCTACTTCGGCGACGTCTTCCTCTTCTTCCTCTTCCTCTTCATCTTCATCACTGGCCAACTCGACATAAGAATGTTTCACTTGCTTGAGTTCCTCGTCGCCAACAAGGCGATTCTCTCGAACAAACACCTCTACACGGTAGCATTTCTTCTTCAGCTTGTCTGGGTTGATATTCTGCGCACCCTTGATTTCGATGGCATCACTTGCGCTTTCAACACCGCGACGCACCATGACAATATAAGCACACCACTTCTCGAAAATGGGGTCCATGTCTTCTGTGGTAAGGATGTCATAGAGCATCGCACCAAGGATGTTTCCGACGGTGAACTGCTTCTTCTTCTTGGTCTTATCAGCAAGTGGTTCCTCTGAGTTGGCCTGTTCAAAGATAGACAAGATGATGCTGAACAAGTTGACGAAGCGGTCGCGGTCAATGGGCTCCACATTCTCGACTCGCTCCTCCTGTCTTGCGAAAGACTTGGTTATGTATTGGACGCCGTAGAGGGCACCGGACATAATTGCGATTGTGTTTGCGAGGAGTACACGACCATCATTGTCTTTTCCGATAGTATCGCAGAAAACATCGGTGATGCGAGCACGTAGAGGGTAGTCGACGGATTCGAGGAATGCCGTGGCTTCTTGGACAAGGAGCGAGTCGTCTTCGGACATCGCATAGAGCTGGCCATCCGAGACCTTGATGCTCTTGTTGAGACGGCGGAACATCTCGCGTTCTTGCTTGGATGTCAAGTTGCGCATTGTCACGAGGCAGACTGAGTAGATACTTACCTTAAGTCTTTCAGCATCGGTTAATGCGCGAACTTCGTTGTTCATGATTCGGCGAATCGTGGTGATGCGATTTCCGCCTTCCATGACGTAGAGCTTGCTATTCTTGGCGCAGCAAATGATTGGAGGAATGTAGTATCCCTTTAAGATACTATCGAGAAAGTCGAGCTGCATTTTATGGCTCCACACGTAGGGACGATTGCGGCGGTGGATTTCAATGAGCTTGGAACCGTCGAATCCGGCGGTGTTCATACGACCGGCGAAGTCATCGTTGAGTTCGACGAGGGTGGTACTGGTGGTGCATGATTTCACTGACATTTTGTGGTGGAGTAACTAACTGGTTTTGGTAAATAACGTTTATTAAATATAATAATACTATTGATAATATATAATCATTAAATTGTGGTTTAATGATTATATATTATGTTTTATGCCTCCAGAATATTTCATAAAAAAGATTTCAATTTTTTAGGGGAGACCTACGGTTTCCCCTATGACCCCATCCCTTTTTGTTTTGAATATCCCGTTTTGAATATCCCGTTTTGAATATCCCGTTTTGAATAAATAAGGGATGGGGTTAAAGGGGAAACCGTAGGTCTCCCCTTGGTTAGGCTTTACCTTTTCCAAACATATATATATTCCTTATACTTCTCCTCTTTGGTTCGCGGGCCTTTGGGCATCGGCAACAGCTCATGCGCCCGGCCTAACACCTTCACAGCAACTCGGTCATAAATCTCTCCTGGAATATTCAAACAATAATGTCCACCTCTCTTCAAATGTTTCCAAGTGCGTTCAAAGAGAGGCGTATAAAACTCTTTATCCCACGTATCCTTATCCATGCTCGGCTGTCCTTCATATTGCTCAATATCATAATATGGCGGCGAAGTGAGAACCAGGTCATAGTCTATCTTCGAATAATCCACGTTCAGCGCACTCTTGAACATCAGGTCAAATTGGGTCGTCGTATGTAGTTTGAGCGCTGCCACCATATCCACGTAAGGCCGTTCTAACTTGGTGTTCAAATCAATACCCGTGTATTTGGGAATGTTGAGCGCGGCACATCCGACCAGACGACCGCCCCAGCCCATTGTCATATCTAGGACACTGGTTGGCTTGTACCGACAATATACGCTCATCGCAATAACTGGTTTGAATATATTGATTGCGCCAAAATAGAGGTTGAAAATACGCCAGAAAATCTGGATTTCATTTTGATTGGAGCCTCTCTTCTTATATGATTCCATGATGTTTTGGATGTAGTGTTTCTTCTTGTATTCTGATTTGCGTGACCAGAAGTCGTAGAAGGAAATGCCCTCTTTGCCTACAGTCGCTAGGCGTCGTGTCATCGTGAAAAAATCGACAAAGTTGGCGCCAAATCGGTTGCGGGGACGGATGTCTGCTATATTGTCGCACTGAACGGAGTCGCGGAGTTTGAGAAAGTCGGCGACGGCCACACGTTTATCGAGTCCGGGGTGGATTTGCTGGACCATATGCTGTTTGGCACGGGCCGTGAAACGACGATGACGACCATATTTTGTTGTGCGTTTGGCGGTTTTACGCATCTATTATAATAGAGGCATAATATGTTTGCGTAAAATGGGAGATTATTTCCCTCGGGGCTTCCTAGAATTACGTTTATTTTGTTGTCGTTTCCTTGTTTTTCCACCAGAAAGGTTTTTGACAATACTCATATCAACTACTACACATGCTAAAGAATGTTGCGTTGTTTTATTTACTGGTGGTTTTTCTCCATATAGGCTATTAAGCATTTGTCGCGTCGCCTTAAAATCATGGAACTCCATATTTGGATTGTTTTTATTATAGTAAAAGTTGGTATCAATTCTGCCTTCACCCAATGGCCCATCTAATGGACCATGATGAGAAAATTGTGGTTCAAATCTATCTACATAGTTATAATACGATTCAATCAAGTTTTCTCTGAATCTATTATTTTCTTCTCTGCTAGTTATGAACTCTTTTGCTTTAACCTGCCATTCTTCATATATACTGTGTAATGGAACATTTGGAGTTCCTCTATCTAATGTGGATGGTGAAATATTCATGTTTCTACATGAACCAACATTTCCATAATATATATTATTTATTTCAATTAAATACTTTACTCGTTTATTTGTAACAGGCGAAATAATTGTATTGAAAACATTTGTACAAATGCCATTTTGACAAAATGTGGTGTTTGCGTATGTCAGAATTGCTGTTATTAACTCATCGCGACTATGATGTGGATTCATGTCCAAATCAAGATTTGAAATTGTTTTTATAATTTTACCCTTTTGGCAAAGGACAATTGCCATGAATGGCACATTAGGTCCGGCACTTAAAATTTCATGGGTCCGCGCAATATGTTCTGGTGTGAAGTTTTCATCCGGTGTGAAGTTTTCATCCGGTGTGAAGTTTTCATCCGGTTCCCAAGTTGGATTTGTTGGCAATGTTGCGGCACCACATTTAAAAGGACATAATGGGGCATTACTTGGT